AATGTCCCTATTATCAATTAGACCAATTCCCGTCTTTTACATTTTCATATACAGTATTCATTTGCCATATCCCAGAAGCTATAACACCGCTAGCCGCCTGACATTTTTCTACAACGACAACGACACCAGGACCACCAGTTCCTCCATCATTATTTCCTGCGCCAGCTCCTGCTCCACCACCTGTATTTGTTGTTCCATTTTGTCCTGGGTATGGAGCTGGTGGGTATGATCCACATGATCCACCACCAAATGCATTAGAATTACATGAACCAGAGTATAGTCTTCCGCCGCCACCACCAGCATATTTTCCGCAATTTGGTATAGTATAAGGAGTTGCTGCGCACGCAAGATAAGGTGTAATATCTAAACCTACTCCACCTTGAACACCACAAGTTGGTGCAGATGGAGCTACTCCTAGACCACCAACACCGCCTTTACCACCACCACCTCCTGCGGCTCCATTACCTGGTGCAGCTAAACCTCCACCATTATTACCTTGACATGCTGTTCCACATCCACCAGCACCTACTCCACCTGGGGCACTTTCCATTCCACCACCACCGGATCCTCCGTTTCCCCCACATCTACAAGTTGCATAACCTCCATATCCGCCACCTACTGTGGATAAAGGAGTTGAAGAACCAAAAGTTGAAGCAACGCCTTGAGAAGATACTCTTGGCCCAGCTGGAGCAGGTCCACCAGCTCCACCACCACCTATTGTAACTGGAATTGCACTTCCGGGTAAAGGATGATCTTCTGTAACAGTCATACCACCAGCACCGCCCGCACCACCACCATCACCACCTGATCCTCCACCACCGGCAACAACTACTACAGTTGCTAAACCTGGTGCTGCAGGATTACATGTTGCTTTGTTAAAAGTTCCTGAGCCTGTTATAGCTGTAACTTTGTCTTTGTAATCATCTGTGATTGTATTAACAGGTCCAATTATTCCGCCATTGCCAGCCATAATTTAAACCTCCTACGCGTCGTCTAGTACTTCATATGAAATGAATAAATCTAATTTATTAACAGTAGAACCACCGCCTTTTAGACTATCACCTTCCATTAAATAAATTGGTGTGTCTGATACAACTAATGAAGCGTCGGCGGGAATTGAAATTGTTTTTGCTATATATACTGTTGTATCTGCGGCATTTGGAGTTAATCCATTAGCTGCTGCTGTTCCCATTCCATCAATAAATAAATTTAAATCATATGCACTTGAACCATCAACATTTGTACATACGATTCTATTAATTTTTAATAATTTGTCGGCATCTACTGTAACTAATGTATCCGTTAAACCAGCAGTTAAATTCCATCCGTAATTACCACCGTAGATACTTGTTACTGCTACTATATTTGGGTTTGCCATAATTTAATTCCTTTTATTGTTATTATCCGAAAATCATTGCCATTGCAATAGCTTTTCCTGTTGATATTCCCGCTGCAGGAAGGGTAGCAAAAGTGACCGATCCTGAACCATCTGTTTGTAATACTTGAGAAGCAGAGCCATCTGCAGCTGGTAAAGTATAAACCGGTTGAGCGGGTGCTGAACCTGCTGATCCTCTAGTACTTACAAAGCCTCCTGTACGAATATCCGTACCATCATGATAACACCAAGTATTACCATATTTTGGTATAGTTATTCCAGTAGCTCCTGTAACTTTAAAAGTTATTGTATCAGAACCTGTTCGTGTAGTTCCATCGATAATTAAGAAGGGTTTTAAAATATCAGCCGCACCTCCAGGAGAAGATCCTGAACCTGCTTGTTCTGCTATATCTAACGTTCTACTTGATCCACCAGTTGTACCTGTTAATTTAACAACGATTGCTCTACCATTATAAGTTCCTGTAGAATTATCAGGTATAGTTAAAGTTCTGTCTGCCGTCATTGGTACTTCAATGTACGTAAACATATCTCTAAGATAATTTAAATTAAGGTTGGTATTATCACCCCATGTACCAGCGTTTTCACCAGTGGTCAATAGGTTAAAACCAAATGCATTATAATTTGATGCCATAAATCTCCTAAGCTGCTACTTCCGTATAAGTTACGTCCGTACCTGTTGATACTTCACTATACGATACAGGTGTTCCCGTGTCAACCTCATTATATGCAAATACTGTTGGCAGTCCAGGGTTAAGAGTGACAGAAACTCCAGTAGGGAATACGTTAGCATTTGCTTTAAAAGAAAGAGTACCTAAAGCTGTAGTTAAAGCTTGACCTACTACAGGGTAACCAGAAGCCTGTCTTATAATACCAGTGGTAGAAGTAGCTGCAACTCCAGTAGGGAATACATGCGCATCTCCTACTTGATCTGTTTCATTTATTCCCGTTTCTCCAACTACACCAGTTGGGAAAACATGAGCATCTCCAGTTAAAGTTAGTGAGCCAGTAGCTCCCGTAGCACTTACTCCCGTAACATCTATTTGAGCAGGTCCTTCTACAATGGTATCTCCCATCGCTCCAGTAATTGAAAGACCGCTAAGACTAATATCTACATCAGTTCTAACTGCTAAACTTCCAACAGCACTTTGTGCCGCTACTCCAAATGGTATTTCTAAATCTTTTCTAAGTTCAACTCCGATAGGACCAATAGTCCAGCTCATGGATAAGCCAGTAACAGCTATTCCTACATCCCCTTGATGAGTAACACTTCCAATTGCTGTGGATGCACTAACTCCGGTAACTGGAACATTTTTAACAAGTTCTATTCCAATAGATCCAATAGCAGTAGTAGCACCAACACCTGTTACAGTAGTAATAGCATCATCCGTACCACCCCATACTTGAGATCCCCAAGTATCTCTACCCCATCCAGTTAAATTGTAAGCTGATTCGTTTCCAACTGCAGTCGTTGCAGCTACACCTGTTGGAGCAACAGTTACACTTAAACCATTTGTTCCCCAATCTTCTTCACCCCAAAAATAACGACCCCATCCTTCTCTATGAGAAGCAGAGACTTCGCCTACTGAGGTAGTTGTACTTACACCTGTAACTGAAGAAGAAATAACCTCTGAAGCCCAAGAATTAGCGCCCCAGCTATTATTGCCCCATGTTGCCGCCATAAGGAGTTCCTCCTTACGATATTCTTAGGATAGCTAATGTATCGGTGAAATTTGGAAATTGAATTGTAAAAGTTCCAGCAGTTGCTGTTTTATTTCCGCCAAAATCTAAAACACAAACAGCTTTATCCGAAGATGATCTATTATAAATCAAAGCTCCTCTAGCTGTAAATGTAGCAGTTTGCCAAGAAAGGTTTGTCCAATCAACAATAGCTGTGTCATTTGATAATTTATGAGTTTGTCCTGCCACTGCTAAAAGTTTTCCACGGGCTGTATATGCACTTCCTGCATCATTACTAGTTTCACCAGTAGCTGTATAATCTGTTGTAGATTTTCCAAGAACTGCTGAACTCGTATACAAAGCTAAATAAAATTTATTACCAGATGTTTGAGTAAAATTGTGAGTTGCACTTAAAAGTTGATTTTTAAATGTATTACACACTGCGCTAGTTGTTATTGCCATAATAATCTCCTACTTAATTAGTCCGGCATCAGTTGTTGAAGGAGTGTTCATTGGGATTCTAATTGTTCCACTTGTATAATCACCTCTTCTACGTCTTCCAATTTGTTCAAGACCGAACTTATCTACCTCTTGTTTATATCTATTTTCATAGTATGTCAACATATCCATGGGACCTTTTAAAAATCCATATGCCTCTATCAGGCAGGCATAAAGCATCCCATTAGGGAACTTCTGACTTAAGAAAGTTTGAGTATTACCCGAGCTTAATTGATCAGGCATGATAGAATATTCTACTTCAATCGTATAAGTAGCGTCTGGAGAAGGCGCAATTTTATAATAATTAGTATTATTACTAGCTCCTTGACCGGATTGAAACATAGCATAGTATCTAGGTTTACCTGTATTAGCTACTTCATCTTGCGTATATTCATCTAACAACGTTTGATCTACTTTTTGAAGATACCACATATCATTATTTGAATCGGTTAATTTAATAGCTCTAATAAATTCTTCATTACCAGGAGTGTTATAAGTTCCTTGACCTACAATCAAAGTAGCAGTTTGATATTTTCTCATAGCATCGGTTGCTACATCCCTATTAATTCTATTTTCAGCAGACATAATAAAATTATCTATAATACCAGATGTAAAAAGAGAACTATCTACTTCAGTATAATCTCTGATTGCTGTTGTTAAAGTTGCGTATGTATATCCTGCCATTATGCTTGTAAGGTAACTGGTCCTATAGACACAGATCCTCCTCCTTGTACATTACCAGTTGTAGCACTAGATCCACTGACTGTAAATTGATAATTATTATAAGTTTGAACATAAGTAGTACCCCATTGAGAGATCACATGACCTGCTGCTCTTGAAATTTCAGCACCATCAATTCCATCAAAATTAGGAATATTAGCATATGTAGCCACTGGATTGCTTGTTGTTCCAGTACCTGGTGATACCGTAGGAGGCCCATAAAACCTATATGTATCCCCCAGAGTTCTACTATGTCCTGGTTGATGAACTCTAACTACATCACTTCCTTGGGCTGTGGTAAAAAAAGGATTAAATTGTAATAAACTAGTTGTTGCAAATTCTGTTCTAGCTGGTCTAGCTCTCATTAAAGCTTGAGGGTCTCCTCCTGTAACTTTAATTTCTAATTGAGGGGATTTAGATTCATATTCAGAAATATGGACCCAGGCTCCTGTCCATTCTCTTACCATTTCTAAATAAGGAAAAGCTTGACCACTTCTATCTGAAATGGAAAGCGCATATTTCCCTTGGGCAAATCGCGCTGTCATTATGATACCGCCGGATAATAAGTTTGAGGAGTTATAAATGTACTCGAAGCTGAACCATCTTCTGCCAATGCTCTACCTAATTCATCTTCATAATATAACTTTAATTCTTGTGTTTTTGCAGGATTAATTTTTTGACTTAAATAAAAAGCTAAACCTGAAACTAAACAAGGATAAAATCTATAAGGTACTTCAGGGTTATTAGCATAAGGAGTACCTGTTGTTTGAGGGGCTCCCGTATCAGGGAACGCGATTCCTGGATCTTCAATTCTTCTCACATAATAAATATTAAGAAACTTACCTGCTTGAGAAGATCCCGGTGTAATATAAGTAGTTAAAGTAGTTTTATTAATAAATCTTTGGATCCAAAACTGACTTGGAACTCCTTGAGATTCTTTGTTGGTTAAAGCTGAATAAGTAGATCTATCAATTTTAGTTAATACAATATCTGATTGATCTGTTGTTCCATCATTAGTTCTGTAAGAAGTCGTTAAAATATCTGTAGCATTATAAATAAAAGTACTAGACGCATCTGATCTAGCGGGATTAACTGTATCTGATCCTCTTGCTGCTGCACTTTTATAAACATCGTAAGTATTCTGTCCACTATTTATATAAATATTAGTATTGGAAACCGTCCAAAAATGGAGACCTCTATTTCCCCATTCAGAAAATAAAATGTTAAGTGAAAAAAGAGCGGTTTTAAGATTATAACCCGATGTCAATTGAACTTGACATCTTTCATAAGCCTCTTCAATACATTGAGTTATCGAAGGCTCAAATGCAACTGATCCTGATGTGGCCATTTATCCTCCTAACCAGTGATAGTTACCGTAACGCTGCCACTTGCTCCAGTTAGATGATAAACAATTCCAT